CGCGGGCGAGCTGTTCGCGATCATCGAACGGAAGCGACAGGAGCAGGGCGTCTCGCAGCGCGAGCTGGCGAAGCGCGCGGGGCTGTCGCATGGCGCCTATTGGTTCACCGCCCACCGAGGCGGCGACCTGACGATCGATTCCGCGCTGCGCTACACGAGCGCGCTCGGGCTCGAGCTGAAGGCCGCGAAGAAGCGGGGGCGGCGGTGAACAGCTGGCAACCGATCGACACCGCGCCGAAGGACGGGAACGAGTTCCTGCTTTGGGATCAGCTGGGCTTCTGCATCGTCGCTTATTGGGACGCGCTGCGTTCCGAGTGGACGAACGGCGATGTCGTTCTGAAGCCGACCCACTGGATGCCGCTGCCGGAAGGGCCGGTGCTGTGACCGCCTATTACAACGAGTTCGATCCGTATGCGGCGCAATGGCTCCGTAATCTGATCGAGAGCGGACTGATCGCAGCAGGGGAAGTCGATGAGCGATCGATCGCCGAAGTGCAGCCCGACGATATTCGCGGCTTCACGCAATGCCACTTTTTCGCCGGGCTCGGCGGATGGTCCTGTGCAGCTCGACTTGCTGGATGGCCTGACAATCGACCGCTCTGGACAGGAAGCTGCCCGTGCCAGCCGTTCTCGGTCGCTGGCAAAGGAGGCGGTCACGACGACCCGCGGCATCTGTGGCCCGACTTCTTTCGCCTCATCCGTTCCGCCCGGCCCCCTGTCGTCATGGGAGAACAGGTTGCGGGATCGGCTGGCTACGGTTGGTTCGACGGAGTTGTCGCTGATCTGGCGCGAGAAAACTACGCCGGGCGGGGCGTCGATGTCCCGGCTTGCGCCGTGGACGCCCCCCATATCCGCAGCCGCCTCTACTGGGTCGCCGTGGCCGACGCCGACCGTCAGTTGGGGCACGGGCGGGCAAACCTCGAGGTCGGGGGATCGCACGGGCGAACTCTTGATCGGAGGTCTGGTGCGAGGCGCTTGGCCGACGCCGCACGCGAATTGTCACACGGGTCCGGGGGAGCATGGTCGGGGCGGGCAGAACATTCAGACGGTGGCGACATGGATCACGCCGACGACGCGCGACTGGAAGGACACGCCGGGCATGGCGACGACCGGCGCGGGCGGTCGGGTGAGGCTCGATCAGCTGCCGAGGCAGGTGGCCGTAATTGCACCTTCTGGTCCGACGCCGTCTGGCTCGCCGGGGCTGACGGAAAAGCGCGGCGTGCTCAACCCGGCCTTCGTCTGCTGGCTCATGGGGTTCCCGCCCGCGTGGGACGCTTGCGCGCCTACGGAAACGCGATCGTCCCGCAGCTCGCGGCGGAAGTGATCGCCGCATTTATGGAGGCACGTCCATGATCCTCGCCATCGACCCGGGCGCGAGCGGTGCGCTCGCCTTCTTCGATCCGCAGGCGGGCACGCTCGAGGTCGTCGACATGCCGACCGTCGCGGTGGCGCGCAGCGGGAAACTCAAGAACGAAATCAGCCCGCAGATGCTGGCGGCGATCATCGCTGCGCGCGCTCCCGCAACGGCCGTCCTCGAGAAGGTCGGCGCGATGCCCGGGCAGGGCGTCTCGAGCATGTTCCAATTCGGACGCGGCGTCGGGATCGTCGAGGGCGTCCTCGCGGCGCTGCACGTGCCGACCGACTACGTCACGCCGCAAGCCTGGCAGAAGGCGCTGAACGCGCGCTCGGGCAAGGACGGCAACCGCCAGAGGGCGGCGGAACTTTTCCCGGCTTACGCGCACCTCTTCGCGCGGAAGAAAGACGACGGCCGCGCGGATGCGGCTCTCATGGCCTATTGGAGGGCGACGAAATGAAAGAAGGTTTGACGCTTGAAATCGCGCAGCTTTGCGACGGCCACGTCTGCGCGGACGTGATGCGCGCGCTTGCCGTGTGTCTGGGAACGACGCTCGTGCAAGTCTGCGACACGCGGGAAGATGCGCTCGACGAGCTCGAGAAGCTCACGGCGATGCTCTACGAGGGCATCGACAGCGCGTTTCACATGAAAGAGACGTGCGGAAACGCGTGACACGAAATCCCGGCCGCGGGGTTCAGCGGCAAAAGTGAGAATGGAGAAAGACCATGGGTCTGGGTATCAATACGGAACCGTCCACGGGCGGAAAGTTCCTTCCCGTCGTGAAGTTCGACGCGAAGGCGGGCGACATGATCGTCGTCAACCGCGAGCCGGCGGGCGACGGGACTTGGGACAAGGCGGAAGTCGAGGTCGCGCTCCCGACGAAGGTCGTGATGGATCTCGCGAACATCGAAATCGGCTGGATCACGTTCACGCCGTCCTACAGCGCCCACCTCGTGAAGGTCGGCGAGCGGATGCCGATGAAGCCGTCCGACGAGCACAAGCAGGCGATCCGCGTGAAGGTGCTGTTCAAGGACCACGGTCTGCGTGAGTTTACGCCGACCAGCAAGACCGTCCTTCGCGCGGTCGACACGCTGCACGATCAGTTCACCGAGCAGGCCGCGGCGAACCCCGGCAAGATGCCCGTCGTGAACATCGAGGGGACCGAGACCGTGAAGATCCAGACGCCGCAGGGCGAGCTGCGCTTTAAGGTTCCGAAGTGGTCGATCGCGGGGTGGGTTGATCCTCCCGCGGCGTTCAGCGAAGGTAACGCCCCCGCACAGGCTCCCGCGCCCGCTCCGAAGCCCGCCCCGAAGGCGGTCGCCCAGGGGCTGGATGACGCCGAGTTCTGAGCCGAACGAAAAGCGCCGCCGGGGAGCGAAGCCGGCGGCGCTTAGTTGGCCGCGAGGGAGAGGAGAGCGTCGCGGATGTCCATGGACGTATCACAGATCGAAACGAAAATCACCAAGCCCATGCGGATCGCGCTGGCGCTGAACGGCCGCACCGACGTCGCCCTGAGCGTCCGCGAAATCACGTGGGACCAGCTCTGTGCGCGCCTCTCGACGCCGAAGGTCGGCGCGAAGGACGGCTCGTATTACGTGCGCGGCGGAGACCTCGTCGAGCCGAAGCGCGCAGACGAGAACCTGAAGGAGGCCGAAGTCGCCGTCATCGACGGAGACAGCTCCTTCGATCCGGAGACGGGCGAGCTCGTCAACGGCGCGCCGCCGCTCGAGAAGACCGTGAAGGCGCTCGAGGAACTGGGCATCGCGTTCTTCACGCACACGACGCACAGCTTCCGGCAGGACGAAGACGGGCGCTGGGTCTGGAAGTATCGCGTCCTCATTCCGGCGAAGATGAAGTCTCCGGACGAGCTCGACGCGGTCGTGACCTACGTCATTGACGCACTTCACCAGCGCGGCGTGTTCATCACCGACGTTCCGGAAAACCGCCGATGGTCCCAACCGTGGTACATGCCGCGCGTTGCGGAGAAGGACGACCTCGCGTTCTTTCGCTCGCACAAGTTCGATGGTATTCCTATCGACGTCGCCGAGGCCGTCCGTTTGCGCGATGAGCGCCGCTCTAGGCTCGCGCAGGAGCAGCACCTCCCCCGTGTCCCTCCGGCCTCCGTTGAGGCCCACAAGGACGGCCTCGGCGGCACCTCGAGCATCGACGCATTCAACGACGCGAACGGCCTCGACTTCGTGCGTCGGACGCTCGAGACGCACGGCTATCGCTTCGTCTACCTCGACAAGCACGGCCCGGGCGGCGAAGCCTACAGATACGTCAGGCCGAACTCGTCCACCGGACAACCCGGCGTCGTGGTGTTCAAAGGATCGCGCGGACATTGGTGCGTCTACAGTCACCACGGCGTCGAGGATCCGCTGTCGAGCAAGGTCTGCGATCCGTTCGATCTGGTCGCGGCGCTCGAGTATCGCGGCGATCGTAAGGCTGCCGCAAAGGCGATCCTGCCGAAGGCGGAGCGCGAGCCGTCGATCGCCGAGCTCATCAGCGCCAGGCACACGGCGAACGTGATCGACACGCGCCCGCAGGTGCCGCTCGAGACGCCGCCCACCGCGCAGCCTCCGCAGCCGCAGAAGCGCGCGATCGAAATCGTGATGGCGCACGACCTCAAGGACGAGCCGATCACGTGGCTGATCGACAACCTCGTCCCGGCCAAGGGCTTCGCGGCGCTCTACGGCAAGCCGGGCTCCTACAAGAGCTTCGTCGCGCTCTATCTCGCGGGCATGATCGCGACGGGACAGAAGGCCTTCGACAGGCAGACGACGGAAGGCGACGTCGTCTACGTCGCGGGCGAAGGCGGAGCGGGCCTCAAGCGTCGCTGGGACGCGCTGAAGCTTCACCACCGTCTGCCCGCAGACGCGCGGATCGGCTTCGTCCGGAGCCAGTTGAACCTGCGGTCGACGCTCGACGACCTCGAGGCGCTGATCGAAGCGATCAACACGCAAGGCCTGAAGCCGCAGCTCGTCATCATCGACACGCTTGCCCGCGCCTTCGCGGGCGGGAACGAAAACAGCAGCGAAGACATGGGCGCCTTCATCGCGATCATGGGTCAGCTGCAAGAGAGGCTGAACACCGCCGTGATGATCGTCCATCACTCGGGCAAGGACGAAGCGCGCGGACAGCGCGGCCACAGCAGCCTCCTGGGCGCGGTCGACGCGGAGCTCGAGGTCGTGAAGGTCAGCGCGGACGAAAGCCCCGAGCGCGTCGGCAAGCTCACCGTCACGAAGCAGAAGGACGGCGAGGACGGGTACGAGATCGGCTACAAGATGGCGACCGTGCCGCTGTCGCAGATCGACTTCGACAAGACGTCGCTCGTCGTCGAGCCGATGCCGGAAGCGCCGCAATCGGCACCAAAGGAGCGCAAGCGCAGGACGGGCCAGAATGAGCTGCTTGCGCTGCAAGCCCTGCGGAAAGCGGTCGACGAAGGCGGCCGGCATGTCTCGTCCAACCATATTCCGCACGACGCAAAATGCGTCGAGATACCCAATTGGAGGCGATATTTCGGACAGATAAGCCCTCTGAAAGACGAGAGCGCGAGGCGCTCGTTCGACCGCGAGGTCAAAAGGCTAGGACAATTGGGACAGATAAGCGTCTGGGGAAATTATGCATGGATTTCAGATGCTTAGAAATTTCGGACAGATAATTTTTCGATGTCCGGACAAACTTTGACAAGATCATCTGTCCGGACGGACATGGACACCACCCTATAAGGGGGTGTCCGCTGTCCGGAATGATGTCCGCGCGGAGAGAGAGGAGGTCGGTCGTGAAGGTCAAAAGCAGGGCGAGTGAGGACGGGTCGTTCAGGTCGATCGTCGACATGGTCGACGACGCGAAGGCGATCGCAGGGACGCTGAAGCCGCTCGACCTCGTCGCGTCGAGGATGGAAGCGAAGTGGGGATGCGGGCGACTGCCGAGGCTCGTGTCTCCGGAACTCGCCGCGAAGTTCGCCAGCGCGCGTGAGAAGCTCGACGTCGCCATCCACGGGCGCGACCTCACCGACATCGCCCAGCGCGCGGAGATCCTCATCAGAGGATGGAAGGCACTCGACAGCGCCGCAGAAGAGGCGGGTCATCCGGCCATGCCGAAAGAGACGTGGTCGCTGAAACACGACGGGCTCGACTACACGATCGTCCTCGACCGCGCAGACCTCGACAAGGTGTCGCGTATGTCTGCGGCACCGGAGCGTGTCGTCTGCCTGAACGAACTGCTCACCGCCTGGCGCGCCTATCGCGCGACGTCCTTCGTCGAACACGCGAAGAAGGCGTTCCCGGGCGCGAGCCTCGAGAAAGTCACTGCGGAGGAACTCAATGACGATCTGCCGTTTTGAAAGCCGCGCAGAACGCGATAGAAAGGCGCTGGACGCCAAGTGCGCGGAAGTCTGGGACCGAATAGCGCGAGAGTGTGCGAAGCCCGTCAGCGGGCCTCTGAGCGCCACAGTCGTGCGGTTCGATCGGGAACGTGCAAAGCGAGGATCGCGGTGACTGGAAGGCCGAGCATCAGAACGCCGGAACTGCTCGAGGAAATCTGCGCGCTCATCGCGCAGGGAAAGTCCATCGCGTCGATCGGCGAAATGGAGGGCATGCCCGAAGCGCGGACGATCTGGGGGTGGTTGAACCGCGATGAAGGGTTCCTTCAGTCTTACACCCGCGCGATACAGGCTCGAGCGATCATCCACGCCGAGCGCATCGACGAGCTGGCGGAGATGGCGACCCGCGGCGAAATCCCGCCCGACGTCGCCCGCGTGGCGATCGACGCGAAGAAGTGGACGGCGCAGCGCCTTCTTCCGAAGCTCTACGGCGACCGGACGCAGGTCGAGGCGACCGTCACGCACACGCACACGCTGCACCTCGAGGCGCTGAAGACGCTCGCGGACAAGGCTCGGGGTAACGTTCTCGGGTCAAGCGGGTCGCAAGTCATTGATGTTGTTGCGAATCCCGCCTTTCACGTTGAAAGGCAGGGTCGCGATCCGGTGCCGATCGCCCCTCCCCTCGACGTCTCCGACGCGCTCGAGGTCGCGCCGACACCCCCCCGGGGCGCCCGGCGGCGGGGGGCGGGCGTGCGCGCGCACCAACCTCTCCCTACGGACGAGAAACCGTCCGGACCCCCCTCCCCCCGGGGTACGTCTGAACGCAAGTCCCGTCCTTCCAAAAAAAATAGGAAAGCCCCTGCATGAACGCGCCGCAGGCTTCGACCGACCACACGACCTTCGTTTCGTTCATCGAAGCCTATCGCGACGATCCGGTGGCCTTCGTGCGGCACGTGCTGAACGCGTCGCCGTTGCCGTGGCAGGAGGACTTCCTGCGGGCGATCGAGCGCGGCGAGCGGCGCATCAGCGTCCGCGCGGGGCACGGCGTGGGGAAGTCGACGGTCTGTTCGTGGGCGTTGATCTGGCACATGACGACGCGCTATCCGCAGAAGGCGGTGGTGACGGCTCCGACCGCGGCGCAGCTGTTCGACGCGCTGTATTCGGAGCTGAAGGCTTGGGTGAACAAGCTTCCGCCCGTGCTGCGGGACAGCTTCGAGGTGTTCTCGGATCGGATCGGCTTGAAGGGCGCGCCGGAGAGCAGCTTCATCAGCGCCAGGACGTCGAGCGCGGAGCGGCCGGAGGCGCTGGCGGGCGTGCATAGTGAGCACGTGCT